GTGGTCGTGGTGGTCGTGGTCGTCGTGGGCGTCGCGGTGGTCGCGGTCGTCGTGGGAGTCGTCGTCGTGGGCGTCGTGGTCGCGGTGGTCGCGGTCGTCGTGGTCGCGGTCGTTGTGGAGGCTGCCATGACTCGCGCAGTGCCGAAGCACCAGCGGTCGTCGTGGGCGTCATGGGCGTTACGGGCGTCGTGGGCGTCGTGGTCGTGGTGGTCGTGGTCGTCGTGGGCGTCGCGGTGGTCGCGGTCGTCGTGGGAGTCGTCGTCGTGGGCGTCGTGGTCGCGGTGGTCGCGGTCGTCGTGGAGGCTGCCATGACTCGCGAACGGTTTCACTTCGAGATCGAGGGCCTGCTCTGGCGCGCGCTGTTGGTAGGGCTGATCTTCTCGTGCGCGTTCGTTACGAAATGCTGACATGAACACCTTGGCCCTTCTCCTTGCCCTCGGCTTCCCCGCGCTGGGCGCGTCCCACGCGCAGGCGGAGCCGGTCAAGCCGTCCCTGGTGTGCCAGGTCCAGCACGCAATCCGCTGGCGTGACCCCGCATGGACCGAGCAGCAATGCCAGGCCCGCGCGCGCGAGTTCATGGCTAGCGGTCAGCGCTGGGGATTCGCGCCGGTGCAGCTCCTGGCCATGGCCATCGACGAGAGCGACTTGCGGCCAGAGGCCATGCGCGAGGACCGCGGTGCCCTGGACGTGGGGCTGATGGCGGTGCGCTGCCATCTCAGGCGGACGATTATTCCAATGGCAACCAGCGACGGCAAACAACCAAATGACGCGCGAAATATTCCAAAGAATATTCCATCGCCCACCTGCACGAACAAGCCGGTGCGCGGCCTCACCCCGGCTCAACTCATGCGGCCCTCGGTCAACATCGACATGGGGGCGCGCATCCTGGCGACGCTCCACCGTGGCAGCCTAGCCGGCTACAACGGCGGACCGAACGCCCGCGAGCATGGATATCCCGAGAAGGTGGCGGCCATCATGGCGGCGCTCGGCGGCGTGGAAGTGCGAGTCTCGGGAAAGCGGATGCGAAAGCTGGTCAGGCAGATTGTCATAGCTACAACAAAGAAAGGCGAGAAATGAGCATGTTCAAGTTTGAGAACGGGGCGACGGTAAAGGACTCTGTCACTGGGATTCGAGGTATGATAGTGGGGAGAACTGATTGGAGGTTCGGCTGCAAGAGATACATCGTGCAGCCGATTGAACTGCAAGAAGGCAAGCCGTTAGACCCGGTCAATTTCGATGAACAGCAACTGGTATTGATCAAGCAGTCTTCCGATTCAAACCCAGTTGAAGCTGGGGGTGATAGGCCGTCGCCGATGCGTAGCGCATCTCCCACTAGACGGTGACCATCCATGTCGCGGACGCAGAGGCAGCGCTGGCAGATTGTCGCGGCGGTGGCCGCAGAAGGGAAGCCATGACGAAAGCACAACGGGCGGACGCGCTGCTATGGGCGGCGAAGATAAGTCTGGAGGAATCCATGACCGATAGATACTATGCTCTGACGGTTGCGCTTGAGCACGACGTGCGTGCTGACGATGCCCAGAGAATTATCGAAGCCATCAAGCGGATACGCGGGGTGCTGAGTGTCGAAGGCAACGTGTCCGACACGACCAACTGGGTGGCCGAGGAGCGTGTTCGGAGGGAACTTGGGGAGAAGCTATTCGCCGTGATCACAGGGGGGACGAAGTGAACGGTTGGCAATACGCACGGAAATGCAACGAAAAGGCGGCCGTGCTGCGACTTGCTCAGTCGCAGGCGGAAGAGGCAATGCGGCTGATGAGCAAACACATGATCGAGCATAGCCCACTCGGCGCAACGGCTGAAGCGCACCTAGCAATAGAGGACGCCGTGCGGGCCTTGAAGCCGGGTGCTCATAATGATTTGCCATTGGCAATCGCGCTGCAATTCTATCCAGGCGATCAATCCAAGGCGCTACGGCTCGCTCGCTTTCTGGCAGACCTAGAACCGGAGTATCGAGACGACGTGCTGCTGATTTTTGCTGAGAGATTCGATGTCGAGCAGAACTCGGGCCTATCGGCTGCTATACAGCATTGCGCGCGGAAGTTTCCCGTAACCCAGCTTAGAAGCCAGCGGCCTGGCGCCGGCCACCTCGAAGGATCGTGGGGGCTATTCGCGGGAATCGCGGATCTATGCTATCGCAACTACTGCCACATTTGGCCCTGGTCCAATGTGTTTTTCGCGGAGGCGGACGGAATACCGCTGCGATGGGATTGGATCGACGTGTTGAAGCGGGCGCATGCTGAGAATCTCGCACGCGACAAGCGCGTGACTGGGTCTCTAATGGCCGCATATGGTGGTCACGTCGGAGGGTCTCATGTTCATCATTGCTCGTTCTGGGGAGATCATCAAAGCTTGCAACACTGCCGCAGGGGCTGTGCTTGGGATTTGTTCCACGCTCAGGTGCTGAAAGCAGAACTAGGTTCAGCCCCCGCCATAGCTAATCTCTATGGGGCTCAGAGTATTAGCCCGAGCGTGTTTCGGACGCTGGGGAACGAATACGGGCATGCCTGGCTGGCAAACGCAAAAGACGAAAGCGCCTGGCAATGTGCCCAGGCGCTTCTGCCTAACACGGATGCCCGCAGAACACGAAGGCGTCAAGGTTCAGAAAAAAGCGAAGGAGTACACGATGAAAATAGTGACTGACCTTTTCTTGATTACGTACCCGCAGGACTACGACTGGTTGCCCTACCTGTTCCGATCCATCGTCAACAATGTCAGCGGGTACGACCGGCTAATCGTGGTCATCGAGGAAGGACACGAGTCGCCCAGGGAGATTCTGCTTGCTCATGGACCGCGCCGGTGGTCGATTGAGCGCTGCCGGGCGTATGCCGGGACGGATTTCCCTGGCTACAGTGGACAGGCTATAGAAAAGCTGCGGGCCTGGGAGTACAGCAGCGCCGACCGCGTGCTTATCGTGGATAGCGACTGCGTGTTCACGAGGCCCGTGGATTTGGAGACCGACTCGGCGGCCAGCATTGCGAAGCCGATTGTCCTATGGAGAGAATGGAAGGAGGCAGGAGATGCGAATTGCTGGAAGGCGAGCACAGATGAGCTACTCGGCTTCGGCGCTCCACACGAAACGATGTGCCGGCATCCGTTCATTTTCCCGACGTGGATGATTCACGAACTATGGGAGCACATTGGGGGAGAAGAGCGGCTGCTGCAACACAAGACTTTGAGCGATTTCAACCTGATGGGAAACTTCGCGCTGGTGAAACATCCCGAGTTGTTCATCCCGTTGCACTGGCAAGGTCCAGTCGACAACCACACAGAAACAGCCGGAGCGTTTGTCGGGGATAGCGTGCCGGCTGAGTGGGTGCATCAGTTCTGGAGCCATCACCGGGCAACAAACCCGGCAGTGCAGAAGGTACTCGGGACGCTGGGGCTGCTGTGAAGATTGGGAGAGCCAAGCGACCGCCGGGGCTTTCGTCTGACGTAGCGTTGCGGATGTGTCTACCGTCCGGGCCGGGACCGCGAGAGGCGGCGAAGACCATTGCGGGCCGCATCGCCATGGTCGGTTACTTCAAGCGGCTCGACAAGAAGAACCAGGCTAAACTGATGCGGCTGATGACAGGATGGAGAAGTCCCTAGCGATTGCATCTCCTACGGATAGGCATCGGTGACGAAACGATGACGGTGAAGAAGATTGAACGGAGGTCCAGGAGATGACGATTTGCCCGCATGGCGTATGGCGCGCGTACCGAGTGTGCGAGTTTTGTGATTGGGACGAAGGGCACAACGGCGCTCCTGCGTGGATCAGGTTATGGGGCGAAGATGGAGTGTACTGCTGGAGGTGAACATACTTTGGCAGGGAACGATTCGCATAGGGCTTGACGACATCGACGAAAGCGGTCACCATGGTCGGCGGTGCGAATGAATTTCCCCATGACCAAGCCGGCGAGGCAAGCGGACCCTACCGTAGCTGACTGGCGAGTCCCGCGCGCGAGTGGCGCAGGGGCGGAAACACGGGTTGCCCTCACTGGCTGGGAGACCCGCTCGGGTGGCAGGGGGCGCGCTGGAGACATACGGACGGGGCGCGCAGCTTAGAGCCGCGCTGACGTTCGGACCTGCTGGCAGATTAGGAGATCTGGCCAGGGTTGAAGTTAAGAGAGAGCCCATATTGTGGGTTGCGCGGAGTCAAAGACAATATGGCTTGACTTTCGGCGCGGGGAAGCCGACGCTTGAAGGCATCGCGCGCGCGCGTCGTAGAACATGAACCGAACCCGCGACATTCGAGAAATCATCGAGTCAGGCGTGGAAGCACTGGCCGAGACGATGGACATGCTGCGCGCTGTTCCAGCTGACGACCGGCTGGACCAAGTCTATCTCAAGGGTCTCACGGCCTGCACCCGCGCTGCCGTTGAAATCGCGAAGGACCAGCGCGACTGCGCCGACTTCCTGGCGCGCCAGAAGCTTGACGAGGCGTCACTGAACAAGTTGCTTCGTGAACATCTGGCGAAGATGCCGCCCGAGCAGCTGGCGGAATTGCTGCCGCGGTTTGGCGATGCGACGCCACCGGAGAAGCACGCGTGAGTGAGTTCGCGATTCGCCCGGCCGGCCCTGACGACATGGCGTTTGTGATCGACGCTTGGCTTGAGGGCTATTGGATGGATGGCCCGTTCTCGCTCGTGATGCCAAAGTCCATGTGGTGGCCGCGCTGGCATCGCGTGATCGAGAATATCCTGACCGACGAACGCACCCGCACGGTCATCGCGTGCCTGGAAGAGCGGCCGGACCAGCTGATGGGCTTTGCGTGCAGTAGGCCCCCGGACATCCTGCACTGGGTGTACGTCAAGCAGGCGTTTCGTGGGAATGGGATAGCGATAGAGCTTCTAGACGTGGAGCTTCCCGCGAGGTGCAGCCACTGGACGGTAAAGGCGAATCGCTTCAACTGGCATCAGTCGGAATGTTGGAGCTACGACCCTGCCATCATCAAGGAATACCAACCATGATCAAGGTGACGTCGATCCGCTGGGGTGCCAACGTGGAGCTGCGCGGGCGAGAATCGCAGCGCAGGGTCGAGGGCGATGGCATCCTGTACGACGAGCACACCGGGAACGTCGAGGTTGACGACGGTGGATGCCGGGCTATCGTGGTGCCACCGCAGGGGACGGTGATTGTGCTGGGAGAACGGTTGCAGGATGGCATGCACGCGAAATCACCCGAATTGAAAGCAGTCATTGAACCCCCTCGAAGTCCAGCTAGCCCTGACCCTCCGTCAGCGCGCCCAATCAAAACGCGCCGCTAAGTTCAGCGCGGAGGCTATCTGCTTCGACGAGCAACGGGCCTGGGTTCGTGACGACTCGCCATTTGCCGTAGCATGCACGACTCGCCGAAGCGGAAAGACCTTTGGCGATGGGACGGCTCTACTCGTGACGGCGCTAGGTGAGCCGAACGTCACGTGTATCTACGCGGCGCAGACCCGCGGTGTTGCCGAGGAGCTAATGTGGCGGCATCTCAAGATGGAAAATGAAGCGTTTGCACTTGGTGGCGTCACCAACGAAAGCAGACTGATCTTCACGTTGCCGAACGGCAGCCGCATTCGGCTGGGCGGCGCCAAGGATCGCAAGGAAGCCGACAAGTTCCGCGGTGTCAGCAAAGTAAAGTTGGCCATTGTCGATGAGGCGCAGAATTTCCGTTCGTCGGTGTTGAGCTATTTGATCGATGACATCCTAGAGCCCGCCATGCTCGACGTGGACGGACGCATGCGGTTGTCGGGCACTCCCGGACCGCTCGCCGCTGGGTATTTCCACGACGCCTGCCACAACCCGAACATTCCGCGGTACTTCTGGACGCTCCACGAAAACAAGCACCTCGGGATGGACCCGCAGCTTTTTCTCAAACGAATTCGTGAACGGCGCAACATCACCGAGGCAGACCCGACGTATCAGCGAGAATACTTGGGGCGCTGGGTACGAGATGAGAACGTGCTTGTTTTCAGGTACTGCCCATCGGCGGAGTACGAAAACGCCCCGGTTGGCGGCGGAAAGTGGAATTACTGCATCGGCGTCGACCTAGGCTTCGAAGACCGCGACGCCATCGCGGTTGGAGGCTGGCGCACCGGTGAGAGGACGGTCTACCTGCTGGAGGAACACCAGGCGCCAAAGCAGACCATCACGAAGCTTGCCGAACAAGTCGCGCCACTGGTCGAGAAGTACCGGCCACGCAAGAGCGTGTGGGACTTCGGCGGGTTGGGGAAGAAGATCGCCGAGGAGGTGCGGAGTAGATGGCCCATGCCAGTCGAGGCAGCCGATAAGACCCGCAAGCTAGAGCACATCGAGCTGCTCAACAGCGCGATGCTGGCTGGGGCATTCAAGGCGCGCAAGGGTGGCCCGTTCGCCGAGGATTGCGAGCTTGTGCAATGGGATCAGGACGCGCGCGCTAAGGGAATCCGCAAGGTGGCTGACGACTACCACAGCGACATCACCGACGCGGTCCTATACATGTATCGGGCGTGCCGGGCCTTCATGGAGCGCGAAGAGGAGCCGTGCGATGCGAACTACCATGAGCCAACTGAATTCACGCGTAGGCAGATGGACGAGCAGAATCGGTTCAGGGGGCGAGACCCACTAGGCGTTGCGCTCGGGTTCGACGACTAGGGCCGCTTCCCTTCCGCGTCTCGCTTCTCGATCATTTCGGCCACCCGATACGCGAAGTACGGATGTACCGGCAGCCCTCCCGCCGCCGCCTTGATGGTTTGTCGGCAGCACCCAAAGATGCGGGCGGCGCCTGACTTGTTTTTGGCCGCGACGATGGCGGCAAGGCGCCTTTGGTGTGCCTCGGGCAATGGTTGGTAGTTAATCATCGGTAGCTAGTTAACATAAAACCATCGCCCGCTGTCAAGCAATTAGTGCGAGGCGTCCGCAGTTCATGCGACCCTATGGGCATGCGCGTTGGCCAGCTCCGTAGCCTGTTGCAGGTTCTGCGGGCCAATGGCGTGACGGAGTACCAGGGCGTCGACGGTAAGGGCACGGTGACGCTCAAGCTGACTGGCGCCGTGGCGCCGCAACCGGTGGCGAAGGGCAAGGCCGCAAAGCCTGAGCCGCCGCTTTCTGAGGCTGGTCGTGTCATGCAGCAGCTCCAGACGCCCGAGGCCGTCGATATGCTGAAGAAACTCGGCGTCCCCGCTGAGACGATGGCAGATGCGCTGGTGGGGCTTAGCTGATGGCGCGCAGGCTAAAGATCCCAGGCCGCCTCACGTATCGTATGCCTCACTCGACCGGCACGACGGCCGCCAACGGCGACGCCATGGGGAATCATGGCCGATGGTGGGACATCGAGGACGAGGACAAGGCGCGTGCCTGTGCGCTCGACTGCTGGCGGCTACTGATTTCCTGCCACACCACCCGGCTGCTGAAGGATGCGCTCCACCAGGCACTCTATGATGGCGAGCCGCCCTACTGGCTTGGTTCGATGGTTCCTGGATCGCCGCTGCTTTATCAGGCGTCCAGCACCATCGACGGCTACACGAAGGCGCGCGCGAACGTGATTCGGCGTTGTGTCGACACTGCGGCGTCGATGATCGCCAAGAACGTGGTGCAGATTTCCTGCTTGACCGACGGTGGCTCATGGAGACTCCAGAAGAAAGCTCGGCAGAGAAGCAAGTTCATCAACGGGTTGTTGCGCGAGATGGACTTTCATTCTGCCCAGCAATGGGCGTTCGTCGACGGGATGCTGACCCGTTCTGGCGGCATGGTAAAGTTGTGGATCGACCGGGAGAACAAGACGATCCGTTGCGGGCGCCGTCACTGCACCAACTTTGCTTGGAATGAAGCCGAGGGGCGCAATTTGCGAAACCTCTACGAGTGCACGCCTACTAGCCGAGATGAACTTCGGTTGCAGTTTTCCAAGATGGCCAAGGAAATCGACGGAGCGAAGGCATCGGAATATCGAGCCAATCAGGCATATAAGCGCCTTCAGGCAAACGATACCATCGCCGACATGGTTGACTTGTACGACTGTTACCACCTGGGCATCAGCGCCGAGAAGCCAGGCCGCAGAATTCTCGCCCTGAATAACGTCACGCTGGTCGATGAGCCGTGGGAGTTAAGCAAGTTCCCCTACCCGCGCTTCTGCTGGGACAACGCGGACACGGGCTGGCAGGGGCGCCCGGCGAGTGACACCCTGATCGGGTATCACTACGAGGTCGGGAAGACGATGCGGAAGATCGCGCGCGGGCAGAGCCTGGCGTGTATTCCGCGCGTGTCGATTGAGCTGGGGAGCGAAGTCCAGGAAGACGAATTGACGAACGAAATCGGCGGCGTCATGCACCATAGGGGGAACCCGCCCGTTTTCGGTCCCGCTAGCGCATTCCCGCCCGAGGTGTATCACTATCTCGATTGGCTGATCGAACAGGCGATGGCGGACGTTGGGATCAACCAGATGCAGAGCCAAGGGCTGAAGCCAGCGGGGATTGATGCCGCGGTCGCGATACGCGAATACAACGACGTCGGGAATACGCGCCAGATCACGAAGGGGCAACGGTTGGAACGACAGACCGAGGACGCGGCCGAAATCATCATGTACCTCGGGAGCAAGCTGGCCAAGGAAGACAAGGCGTTCTCCGTCCAGGCATTGGGCGCCGGATCCTACAACAAGATCGCATGGTCAGACGTCAACGGCGACGACAACGACATCCGCATCCACAGCGACCCAGTGAGCGCGCTACCGTCAACTACGGCGGGGAAGATTCAGACTGTCACTGACCTGATCAAGGGCGGCCTACTTCCCCCTGAGGAAGTACAGGGCGGCCTGGCGCTAAAGCTGCTCAACTTTCCTGACCTCGAAAAGATCATCACAATGGAGACGGCTAACCGTGAGCTAGCGGAAATGCAGGTCGACCTTGCACTCTACGAGGGCAAGTACCTGGCGCCAGAGCCGTATCAGTCCAGCACCGGGCTGAAGCTACTCAAGACGCTAGCATGCCGCCAATACTTCGTGGCGTTGGGGCTTGACGATGTCCCGCCCAAGCATATGGACTTGCTACGTCGACTGATGAGCGAGGCCGATAGCCTCGACCAGCGGCTACAGGCGCCAGCACAGACCGTAGCCATCGACCAGCCGATTGCGACGCCACCGCCGCCTGCGCGTCCCATGCTGCAACAGTCGGAGATAGCGCCTCCCATCGTGCCAAGCCCGGGGGCCCCCGGTGGCGAGCCGATGCCGGCGCCTACGCAGGGAGGGCCGCAGTGATGTTACGCCCGTCGTATTGGTTTCGTTGGGGGTCGCCCCTCGTGGTGAACGGCGTGGAGTGTAACAAGCCTCGGCAGGTTGTGCTGACAGACGATGAACGCGCCATATTCCGCATTGGATTCACCATGTGTGGGATGGAGGCTGCGGGCGAATTCCAGGAAAGCGAGAACAATTATGGGATGGTTTGACACTGAGAATGAGAATAGGAGGACCGTCACTTCGACTCCTCAAGGACCACCGCCTCCACCGAGCACTGGATTGACAGGTCAAGGACCACCTCCGCGACAATTCGCGACATCACCACCGCCTCCACCGAGCACTGGATTGACAGGTCAAGGACCACCTCCGCGACAACAGCCGGGGTTTCTGCAACAATTGACAGGT